GTAACCCAAGAAATCCAGCCTCACCATTATTTAAGAGGCTAACTAGATTTCTTTCTGGACCGATAGTAAACTATAGGTCAGAAGTAGCACGCCAAGAGCGTCGGAATGATTTAGATAAATATCGTTATCGTTTTCGTTCGCTTAGTGGCCAAGAATTTAAGCGCGCCACAGACAACTTCTCACAAAATTTTAATGTTCTTAGCTCTCACGCAATGCGAAATCAAAATCGCAATGAGAGATATGTTGATTATGATCAGATGGAGTATATGCCAGAGATTGCATCGGCAATGGATATTTATGCCGATGAGATGACAACTGCCAATGAATTTAATAAATTATTGATGGTTGACTGCCGCAATAATGAAATTAAAACAATCCTAGAATCTCTTTTTTATGACGCACTTAATATCGAGTTTAATGCATTTGGATGGGCCCGTTCGATGTGTAAGTACGGCGATTTCTTTTTGTATTTAGATGTTGATGAAAAAATGGGAGTTCAGTCAATTATTGGACTTCCTAATAATGAGGTTGAGAGACTAGAAGGCCAAGACCCCACCAATCCGTCTTATGTCCAATTTCAGTGGAACAGCGGTGGGATAACTTTTGAAAACTGGCAGGTTGCGCATCTTCGTATTCTAGGGAATGACAAAAATGTTCCATATGGTACTTCTGTGTTGGAGCCCGCCAGACGAATATGGAGGCAACTTGTCCTTATCGAGGATGCGATGCTTGCATATCGAGTTGTGCGAGCGCCTGAGCGCCGCGTGTTTAAAATTGATGTCGGCAATATTCCACCCCAAGATGTCGCTCAGTATATGGAAAAGGTTAAAAATGAGATGAAGCGCAACCAGCTTATTAATGTTAATACAGGTAGGGTTGATTTACGATATAATCCACTCTCTTTAGAAGAAGATTATTTTATTCCTATGCGTGGCGGAGTAGGTTCCGATATCACGTCTTTACCGGGCGCGAAATCTCTGGATGATATTGATGATGTCAAGTATATGAGAGATAAATTATTTTCTGCCATTAAGATTCCGCAAGCTTATTTGACCGACTCCGAGGACTCCTCAGAAGATAAAACAACTCTCGCCCAGAAGGATATTCGATTTGCGCGGACGATTCAGCGCCTACAACGATCTTTCCTTTCTGAGTTAGAAAAAATAGCAATTGTGCATCTATATACTCTTGGGTTCAGGGGTGAGGATTTGGTTAGTTTCGGTCTCAAATTAAATAATCCATCTAAGCTAGCTGAGCTGCAGCAATTAGAATATATGAAGACCAAGTTTGATATTGCAAATTCAGTGCCAGAAGGTATATATAGTAATCGCTGGGTGTCAAAGAATATCCTTGGAATGTCTGATGACGAGTTCCTCCGCAATCAACGCGAGTCGTTCTACGATCGGAAATACCAGCAGGCCCTTGAGGCGGTAACCGAAGAGGGGATGGCTGATCTTGGCGGCGAACTTGGTGGTGATCTCGGCGGTGGCCTCGGCGGCGATCTCGGCGGGGGCCTCGGCGGCGATCTTGGAGGCGACCTAGGCGGCGACCTCGGTGCCCCACCGCCCGCCGCACCCGGCGAGGTGGTGCCTCCCGGAGCAGAAAGCGCTGGTGAAACTGCTTTGTTGAGCCCCGGGGGCCCTCCACCGGGCGCACCGGGACGAGTGGACCCGACGCGTCATTATGAAAAGGGCTCGTATGTTAAGACGCGAGACGACAGGCGCCAGAAAGGAAAATCGGGACCCCGAACAAGAAGAAGTCGCTCCGGCAGGGATCCTATCAAGGCTCACACTCAACGAGCTCAATTTCCAGGATCGGTGGGAATACCTCAAATGAGAGAGTTAATTAGTCTTCCATCGGTAAGTGAGCAATCTATTTATCATGACGACGAGGAAGACGAGGCTAAGTTAATGGAGAACACTGTCAGTGTAAGACAAATAATTCGTCAACTGGAAGAAAAAGAGGCCGAAAAGAATGAAACATAATAAAAAGAGAAACACAGGATTTATTTATGAATCACTCGTAAAGGAGCTGACAAAGTCGATAGTTAATAAAGACCTGAGCCGAAAAGAAGATGTTGTGGCTATTTTGAAGGAGTTCTTCGGTGCCGACCAGCTATTGACCAAGGAGCTCCGGCTTTATAATGTTTTGCTCGAAACTAAAAACACACATTTGGGCGTAGCCGAAAGGCTTCTGCAGGAAACCAAAACTGCTCATAAGAAGTTGAACGAAAAAGAAATTTTTGATACGCAATCTCGTGTGATTGCTGCTATTAATAAGTCATTAGGAAAGGGGGTGTGGTCTAATTTTGTTCCTAATTTTAAATCAATGGCTTCTGTAAATTCGATTTTTAATCCAAAGACTGGGGTCAAACAGAGGGTTTTGTTTGAACAGGCGGCGGTTGATAGAATGACCGAAAAGGTAGATGCCGGCAACGAAACTCTCGAACCCATTGATAATATAGTTTATCGTTCGTTTATCCAAAAGTTTAACGACAAGTATTCAAATTTGCTTCAAGAACAAAAAGAATTTCTTAATAAGTTTATTACTTCTTTTGCTGATGAGGGTTTTGAATTAAGCGTTTATCTTAATGAAGAAATCCAAAGACTGAAAGAATCAATTAATAAAATAATCGAGAGCAAAGAAGAGGAGCCCCTCATTAAAGAGAGAGCTCAGGAAGTTGTAAAGTATTTAGACAGCTTTAGGCGCAGAGAATTTACCGAAAAAGATTTGGGTAAGATTCTCAAAACACAAGAGCTTGTATGGGAATTAGGGACAAATGATTAAGATTACGATTGGAGGGCCACAAGCAACAGTAGAGCTTAAAGCGCGCCGAGCGCTTGATGGTTCCTTGCTTATCATGGATCATAGGAAGATTGATATTGCGGTGGTGCCCGATAAATTTAAGGTTGTATCCTTTCCCAAAACAACGGCGACAGAGGACGTGTATGATTATCAGAATCGCTTATTTGAGCTTCTTGCCGACCGCGGAATTGTTGAAAGAGATACAATTCAGGGGGGGAATATCTTTCGCTCTTTAGAGGCTAAAGTTTTTGAGAGCAAAGCAAAAGACGTTAATTCGCTCCAGGCCGCTGTGTACACAATCGCAGAATTTATTAATATAGAATCTCAGTACGATCAAGTTGCAGACGAATATGAGAAAGAGTTGGAAGATTATTATACACATCCCAGCGACCACGATTCTACGGAACTTGGCGAAGTCCCGCAATATGCCGAGAAGGGCGCTATGCGACCGGGATATTACTATTATCCATTACGCTATCGATACTAGATGAACCTTTTATATTTCGTCCTAGCGGCCTATGGCATGACCTTTATCCTCATTCACGGCCACATTTTTAATAAGATTCGTCCAAAGTGTGGAACCTATTGGGGGCTCGGCAGGTTATTCCATTGTTCCTTGTGCATGGGATTTTGGGTTGGGGTATTTCTTTGGGGCATAAGTCCCTATACAGAACTATTTAATTTTGAATATTCAGTCGTTAACGCGTTTGTGTGCGGCTGTATTAGCGCTGGCACATCATATCTACTCAATTCAGTGGTAGATGATGAAGGAGTCAGCGTGGTTCACAAAGGAGATTATGATGACTAAGTGGATGTTACAACCCGTTCGACGATGTTGCAAGGGTAGCATACTTTAGGTGGGCTCAGGGGCCCACGTTAAACAACCAAGGATAAGATTATGGCACGTAGAAAAAATGTAAAACGAATTGATCCAAGATACTTCTTGCACGAGACAGTAAATCGTAACGACGATGGCTCGGCTATGGAAGAAGGCTGTCCCCACGAAGAAGGCGGTGAAGCCCTCGACATTAGTGGCCCCGGCGCAGAGGTACACGTTGATGACATCAGCGAGCTATCCTCCGAAGAGGCGTTTGCCGCGGGAATGGCTGCAGCAAGAGACGCAATCGACCAGGCGATGGGTGCCCCCGATGGCCCGCCCCCCGAGGGTGGATTTAGTGGAGGCGGCCCTGCGGCTGAACCGGCGATGCACGAGACGGCACCGGCCACCCGATACCAGGCCGTCGAGAACCGTAGTCAACTGGGCATCGCCGTAGATGGACTAATTGATAGCTTCTATGGCGGCGATATCGACGGTGACCAGATCTATGAGCAATTAAGGGTATATCTCGTCCACGGCGTAAAGCGGGGTTGGGCAGATGACATTGGGTCTCTTATAGACGTGCTGATCGAAAAAAAGTTTTCTGAGGACCTTAATGGTTTTCTCTATGACCCCGCGTTTAGAGAGAGGCTAATAACAGGTAGGGAACCATAAACAATGACTCAGCTTCTCCGAGAATACTATGAGCTATGCGAAGGTGGCGTCTGTCAGGCC